GGTCATCCAACGGTTGTGGCCCTGATGCTCTACCACCCATAGTCTTGAGGCGTTCCCCAGCAGGGCGAACTTGTGACATATCCCATGTTGGGATTTGCCCTGCGTATAACAGCGCAATCAGTTCGCGAAGTGACTTAGCCCAGCCCGGCTTGGAATCACCGACCTTGATTACGGTGTCGGTGTTGTGCATGGCATCGCTAATCACGGGCAGCTTATCTACGTTCTCACGCTCAACAGAAAAACCTACCCCAGTGCCGCACATCAGGATGTACATGCACTCGTCAAACGAACGAGGGCTGTCTACTGGTATGTAGCTACAGTTGTACCCTGAGATGTTGTCCCGTGCCAAAGCTGGCCCAGATGTCATCATCGCTCTCATGCTAGGCATAATCTCTAGGTTCAGGATAGCCTCGCGGATATCTTCTACGTCCTTCTTCGGCAAGTCATACTGATGCTTACCTTTCACTTGATTGACCATGAAGTTGACGTAGCGGTCAACGGTCTCGTGCCAGTCCTCACGACGCTGTTCGTCATCTAGCCAACGGGCGTACCGTGACTTGTGTATGAATTGTTGATAAGTAGTAGGTAACATATTATTCATTGTCTTCTCTTTCTTTTGGTAGCCAAACGTCAACATCGCTGTTGCAGTTCGGACAGTGTAAGTTTGTTAGCATAGCGAAGTTTTCAGTTTCTTCAGAGATGTCGTGGTCGCATCCCCAGATTAGTTCAGTGCCACAGTGCCAGCAGTTCATTCTTCTTTTACCTCTTCTATCAGTCTTCTGAGGTAGAACTCTGCTTTTTCGAGGTCTTCGATTCCGTTTTTGTAGCGGTATCGCCAGAGGTATTTGAGGATGTTTCCTTGGAGATAGAACTCGTAGCCATCACCCGTCGCCGCCTTGATTGCATCAATGCACTCGATACCTGCCTGATTGTAGTGTGGGGGCTTGTTAACCATATCGACATTTCCGTACGCCTCTTTACCTGCTCGTTCGTATTCTTCGTCTAGCTGTTTCATAATATTATAGTAGCTGGTCATCTGTTGTCGCCACTTCCCTTCAGTTTGTTTTCCCGCGAACGCTTGTGTAGTTTATTGATGTTCATCTCAGCTATGTCTTGCATGGAATACCCCAAGTCATTAGCCAGACTTGCAATGTACCACAACACGTCACCTAGTTCAAGGGCAATCGCATGATTCGAATCAGTGTTGCCGTCTCGTATAATCTTCTTGACCTTGTCAGCAACCTCGCCAGCTTCCCCAGCTAGCCCTAGCGCAGGGTACAGTATCTTGTACTCATCTGGGTAGATAGCTGTCTTGATGGCTTCTTTCTGATAGTAGTTTATGTGCCACTGGTCTTTCACTGCTTCTCTCCGAAGTTTACCTTAACTATATTGTCTTCACGTTCGATAACCTTGTCCGTCATCTCCCGCAAGTTATCAGCGTCTTCGTCATCTTCGAACTCAGCCCGAAAACTTTGAGCCATATTAACAAAAGTAATACGAGCCATACCCGCATCCCACACACGTTCAAAATCATTCTCCAACATCTCAATCATACCGTTCAGGATAACCATCCCAGCAGGTACATCTTCCACGTTTACCACGTCGGGTTCGGTGGTATCGTACGCTGTCATGTTGAAGCTGTCAGAATCTGTGTTATTAAGAATCAGGTAGAACCTGTTCTTCAACAGGCTAGCCCTCTCCATCTCGCGTTCTAGGTCTTCGCTATTCATCGTTGTCTGCCTTTCTCAACCACTCAGAGGGTATGTTTTTCTCAGCCCATTGGAACTTGTGGCGGGTACACCAATCAGCGTAGGTAGTCTTGCTACCGCGATATATCTTGTTACGAGCGTTCATAAATACAAAGCGTATGTCTAGCTTTGGATGCTGCTTTTTGATGAGTATCATTTTTACCCGGTCAGCCTTGGTCAGTTCGCCCTTGGCCTCAACATAGATGTTTGTTTCGGGTAGATAGAAATCTGGGGTGTATGTTTTGGGGTCGGGTACGTAGACTAACTTTTGCTGTTCGTACTCAAAAGGTACTTTCTTTTCTGTCAGGCTACGAGCCAAGCTGAGTTCAAACTGTGACCTGTATCCAGAGTTGGTACGTTTTGCAAATCTTCTTCTCATATCACTAGGTCTATCGAGTTTAGTCTTTGTTTTAGATATCCTGCGAGTTTTGGGGACAGTCTTTGAATAGCATCGAGTTCTCTTGTGAGCGGTGCTAGTGGTACGCAAATGTTTGCTCCCTGATTAGATAGTTGACGTATCTTCAGTAGTTCGTTTTCTACCCTACGAGCATCTCTCTCGTACGTTTCAGCACGAAGAAACCCGTCATCTGAATAGTTTTCTCTGAGCGTAATAGGTAGTCCTTTTTCGTGCTGCCTTAACCAGACAACTCGCCTCTCTCCCCCTGTGCCTGTATGAGATTCGATATACGCATGATGGAGATGTGCGTTTAGCTCCATCAAGTCAACATCGTAATCTCTCATCAGTATGTATGCCATCAGAGTTCTTTCTTCTTTAGCTTAGTATACCAAACACGTGGTGGACTCTTTGCTTGTGATGTCACCTTATCATGTAAGATAGCGTCAGGCCAACAATGTGCGCGATAGCCACAGAAACCACAGCTACGAGGAAGAACCTTGTTTCCTGTTTTGATGACCTCTCCTTTTCTACGGTATGTTTCGTCCTCTGGTTCGAACTTAACAACCTTAGAGTCAGGATTGAGCAGAACTTTTATACGCTGTTCTGCATCAGCTAAGTATTTCTTTCTGTCAGAGTCCTGCCAGTCAGGAACGGGTACTTCCAGTATTTCACCAGATGATTTATTAACTACAAGCCAGCCACCAAAGGGCATACCCATAGCCTCACTATACAGGTATCCCTGCATGATATAGCCAAAGGGGTCTTCCTCAAGTAACTTTTCGTATCCACCTTTGTATTTGTTCTTGAACGCCCAGTCACTTGCAGACTTGATGTCCCACACCCTTTCAACGCCGTCTGAGCCTCGTATGATAAGGTCGAGAGTACCTCTGACTACGTACCCATTCAGATGAAGCGAACACTTCTCCTGCGCGGCTGTAACGTCCACACCAGCCTCTTTGAGAACCAGCATCAAAGCGGCCTCTGTCATGTCCCCAAACAGAAAACGAAACACTGCGTTGTATTCCATGTCCTCTTCGACACCGTCTCTGTCTAGCAGTTGCTGACACATAGGCCGACCAAGACCAGACATACGGATATACCACTCACGCTTTTCCCGCTTTAGCTGTTTAGAAGCAGCATCACGGCAGTCCTGCATGAACTCATCAAGAGATGCAGGGGAGACATCAAGTTCCCCCCTGCTTGCTTTATCCAAAAAGTCTTGAATACTAAGCGACGTTAGCATCTTGGAAATCATCCGCCAAATCGTAGTCGTTATCAAGCATCTTGGTTGCCTCGCGGTTCTTTTCCATAACGTAGTTGTTATGAGCAGCCACCGTCTCAGCAAACATACCCATCAGTTCCTTATCGGCTTCCGTAATAGGTACTTCCGCACCAAGGGTAGGCGATGGAATCCAATAGGTAACACTACCTTTTTTCATACGCGAAGTATTAAGCGTAATAAGGTTACGTTGCATCAGCTTCTTCTGACGAGCAAGCCCATCGATAAAGTCACCCATAGGCTTGAAGCCTGACCGCTTAAAGTAGGCAACAACAGGCTGGGAGTCCAGCACTACTTCCGTACCGTCAGCCGTATTAAACGAACCGCTAATCTGCCCGTAGATTACTTGGTTACAAACAACGGCACGAGAACGCATCTGCGCTTCTTCTGATGCAGTCTCTTCCTCATCACGAGACAGACGACCGCACTTATTACCACCGTCCGTATCGTCAAACTTACCAGTTAGCGTAGGCTTTTGGATAGACTTACACTTGAAAGCCCCCTCATCAGCGTCCCACAGGCTATACTCAAACGTACGAAGGATAGGCCGAAGACTTACAGTCGGAGCGTACAAGAACCTACCGTCCACAAAAACTTTCCAATCACCACGAGTAAGGGACGTACCATCTTCCGTCTCCATATCGTAGTTAATATTCAAACGAGGTAGACCAGTCTGCTTCTGCTGGGTCTGCTGACCAGACGCTGCCATCAAGGCCGCTTCATCATCAGAATTAAAGGCTGCTACCAAAGAGTCCAATTCAGTATTTACAAGATTTCCCATTCCATTCTCCATTTCGATTGGGGTTGCGTAGATTGATTCTACACACTGACTTCATTTAAGTCAAGCCAGTTGTATCCTATTTTTAGTTCGATGTCAACAGGCATAGTATATTTTATGCCGTACCGCTTTTCTGCCTCTTCAGGTATCGCTAGCATAGCTTCCGTCATCAGCTTGATACAGATATCTTTTTCATCTGGGTGTACGTCCATGACAATCGAATCATGTACAGTGTTGCATATTACAGACTGTAAATTATTTTTTTCCACTAGCTGGCTAAGACGTACAAGGCACATGGGTAACAGGTCAGCCGTAGCAAATCCCTGAACGGGATAGTTACAGATAGCTGTACGATTTGTAGCCGTACCCCACTCAGTCCACTTGGCATCGGGAAAGGCGTACTGTCTGCCGGAAGGTAGCTTGATTTGTTTGTCCTTCACCGCTTCCTTTTGCAAACTTTCGTGCCACTCTTTGACACCTGCGTACTTTTCCTTGAACGCCCGATAGTATCTTTGCTGGGACTCAGTACCGCTTACGCCACCATACAGAGGCTTGAAGGTGTGTGCTTTGGCTTCCTGTCGGCTACAGCCAATAATGCTGGCAGTGTAACTATGTACGTCCGTGCCAGCCTGTACGTCTGACATGATACCGTCATCATCAGCCAAGAAACCAGCCACGCGAAACTCTAGCTGGGAATAATCCCCCTCAAGTATCTGACCGCCCTCGAACCTGCTCTCGACAACCTTGCGTATAGCGAAGGTACTTCCACGTGGCATATTCTGAAAGTTAGGATTGCGAGACGAAAGGCGACCCGTCGCCGTAACACACTGCATAAATTCTGGATGTATAAAACCATTCTCATCAACATTGTTTTGCATACCTTCTACAAATGTACTCAAATATGTACGCAGGGCATTATACCGTACGTACGCTTCTGCAAAGTCACGAGCCGCACCGTCAAGTTCGGGTGCGCGTTCCTCTAGGGTAACTTTGTCTGTCTTGAACCCAGCAGACGCAACGTCCATTGGACTGCGTGGCACAATCTTGAATCCAGCAACTTCCCCCGTACTGCGATACAGCACACCCTTACCACTGCATGTCTTGCATACACGCACCGCTTTGCTAGGCGTACCGTCCTTGCGTAGAGGATGAAACCTACCTTCCCCGTCGCAGGATGGACATCTCTCGCCTTGTGTCTTGTACACCACCGATGTCAGACCCCGTACGTTTTCCTTAAACTCTTTTGCTTTCATACGCCTACGCATCTTTGGTTTGCGAGTAGAACCCCGCACCTCGTGTCCTAGATTAAACACCTGAGACCAGAGCGTCTTGTCCTTAACCCTGCGTGAGTACAACAGCATCGACCTGTCGTCAGGGCTGGCAAGATTGATGGGCGTGTCTCCCATTGCATCCCGTGCCAAGCTTTCCAAGCGCAGTTGCAACTCGTGCATCTCCGTCTCGTACTCTTCCCGTATGTTTTCCAGTGTGTCGAGATTTATCTTCAGACCGTTGTACTCAATCTTGGCAAGTACGTCTGTCATTTCAAGCGATAGCTGGAGAGTCGGTATCAGTTCGTTTTCCATAAAGTTCCTCGAAGGTTGTGCCAAAGGCTTCTAGTTGTTTAAGTGCGACGTGTTCTGTGGCGGCAACATCAGCAATGCCGTATTCTTCTACAATGCTCCACGGTATGTCGTAGAATGTTGTACCGCTCTTGAGGTACGGTTCAACAAGGTCTTTCTCTTTTTGTATGCCACCGTACTTTGCAGACAAGGCAGCAAGCCCCAAAGGCCAGCGTCTCGCTTTTGCCAAAAGGTACTCTGCAACCATAGTATCGTACACGTGTCCCTCATACTTGAAGTTACAAGAGCGTATCCATTGTAAATCAAACTTGATGTTTTGTCCAACAACCACGTCAGCTAAAGTCAGTGCATCTTGAAATATATTGAACGCATCTGTGCTAGGCTCACGGTCAGCGTGATGAAAGCAAAGGTACTTTACATTGTTACCTAGCCACTTGTAACCCACCGATACGAGACGGTTACCAAAGTGGGGCAGGGCAGTCGTACCGCCACTGGGTTTATCTTTGTGTGTGGTTTCTACGTCAAACGTCAGTACACGCATCAGTAATACACCCCCTTTGCTATGTCTATCTGTGCGTTTATCATACCATGCCACCCGTTGATTTTATTTTTGGATATGCAGATATGTCGTACAGTGTTTTCTATTTCACTTGAACCAGTCTTACCAATACCGATGATGATGTCAGCCTCGCCAGCCTTACCTGTCTTCGAATTGTCCATCATAGAATAATCGATAAACTGTCTGTCGTGGGCATCATTGCTGGCCTGAGACACTGCCCAGAACAGCAGGTTGTTACGCTTGGCAATCTCACGTCCGTTAACGTATATTTCTTTGAGACGCTCATCCCCACGATTGTACTCGCCTGAGATGCGAAACTTATCTAGCTGGTCACAGAAGATTACATCCGGCTTGTTTAGCTTGGCATACTCATCTACCTCTTCTACGCTCGTACCAACAGATGCCATTATCTTGAAGTACGGTGCGACGTGTTCGTTCCACAATGGTACGTACTTGGCACGGTTGCTGTCAAGTTCTTCCTTCGTTACTTCAAAAAATGACTGAATCAAACGTATCTTAATTTTATCTGCAGGTTCTTCGTTGGCAAAGTACACGACCTTTTGTTTGGCGCGTACGTAACTTGCCGCAAGAAAACAGCAGAAGGTAGTTTTACCTACTTCTGGTCTGGCAAAGATAATGCCCAGATTGCCCCTATCAAGACCCTGTACCTCGTCCCTGATGAGGCCGAACTCGAAAGGGAAGTCGGGGTCTCCTACTTGTGCATCTAATAGTTCATCTAGTGTGGATGTTTCTTCCGTGTAGGTTGTTTTATCACTGATTCGCCCGTCTTCCACAGCTTCAATAAGCCTACGTAACTCGCCAAACTCTTCACTTTCGCCTGTGAATATCTCGATAGCCTTCTCGCCAATGATACGCGCACGGTCTCGCAACCAAAAGTTGTTTACTAATTCCATGTGCAAGTCAATATTGTCAGGCGTACCACAATCAAGCTGTGCGATGATGTCGTGTACGTTTTTACGCGCACTGTCCGGCATAGCAGGATAGCGGTCAGTAAACAAAACAGCAAGTTCACCCACTGTTATGTTTGTATTGTAAGTAGTGTGGTGATATGTCAGTGTGTCAAAGATGTCACGCATCTCACGCTGAAACATACTCCTGTCCAGAATGTTCTTGGCACGACCGAAGAAGTCGTTGTTAAGACAAAAGCCAAGTATCTGTCTGTCAATTAATGTACTGTCTAATGAACTCATCCCGTTCGTCTCCCTTCATGTTCTTCAAATCTTGTGTCAAAATGACTAACTTTGTATTTACCTTATTGTGCAGGGTGCGTACCATGTCAAGTGCTTTGTCAGTCGCATCTTTGTCAAGAGCAACAAATACCTTTCGGTAATTTTGTAACAAATATACGTGTTCTGGTAAAAGATTCGTACCCAGCAGAGCCATGCCTGTTGTCAGGTTACTAATAGCGCATGATGAAGCGCAATCCTCAACAACGAAACAAGTATCTCCACTCCCGCAAATAAAAGGTTGCTTGCTGTTTCCATATCTGTACCACTTTGGTTTGCGACCATCGATAGCACGACCTGCCGCATCCACAAGACGCTTACCGTCTTTTACCATGTACACAACACGATTGCGTTTAAAGTCGTACTGAATGTCAGCCCTGCCAGAAAGGTAAGCATCATAGGCACTTACAGACCGAACATAAAGTTCTGCATCAAGACTTCTAGACAGACTGACAAAGGTGTCGGGTGTTTGAAAATTATTGTCGACAGGTTTTGTCGGCTCAACTTTTTTAGACAGGGCGTATTTGGCAAAGTCTTTTGTAAGTGTAACGCCAGTACGACCCTTCACATTGCAGTCAGCGTGAAAACAAAACCAGAGACGCTGCAATCCGTCATCTGTCACGCTAAAGGTGTTGGACTTACCGCAAACAGGACAGTCCGACCTGTACCTACCCAAAGCGGGTATGTCTAGCGATTCTACATATCCTGTCAGCCAAGCTGGTGATTTCATTTCATTCTCCGTGTCAAAGACAAGACAGGTATATTCGATACGACAAACATTGTCAACAACATTTTTTAGTTGACAGGTGTTGCAAGCCATGATATTAGATAGGGTATCCTACTGGGGAAGCTTTATTATGAAACATACTAATAAAAGAAATCCGATAGCTAGACAGTTACTAGATAGTAGGTATAGAAGCAAGGTTGTACCTAACAAAAAGAGAAATAATGTCAGCAACTGGTTAGAAGAATGGGAAGATGGCGAGACCGAACAAGATGTTAGTGCCGACCAAGAACTACAATCTGAACATGACGATTGAAGATTTTGACAGGCTAGCTAAAATATCGCACAATGAAAGTCAGATACATGGACAACAGGTATCTATTGCAGACCTGATACGAGAAGCAATCAGTGTTTATCTTGATGCGTTAGAGGAAGATGAGAATGAAGCGAAATCCTAGATTGGAAGATTTGGAATACGATATTGTCGCTAGAGAATACGATGGCAAGTACGAATTGCTCGTGCCAATGTCACTCGTACGTCTGGGGTTCACTGACAAAGAACTTGTCAAAGCCAAAAAGGCCGTAGACTTGAAGCAGTGGACAACAGCTTTTGTCGGCACAAAGAATCAGTGCATGGCGCACATCGTAAGGAATTTGTCAGCCCTGTTGAAGATGAATACCTTATATGAATATAGGGGTTGACAAACAGGAACAGATGGCGTATGTATGAAGAATGGGGCGGGGATGTTTTCGTTTTCCTTTCTACCTCGCCCCATAAATCCTATTGTTTGTCTGAGAGCAGGGCTGTCCTTCGGGGCGGCTCTGTTTTTTTGTGCTTGACACATCGGATAGTTTGTTGTATAGGTAATTATATCGCAACAAAACAGAAGGAATACGCTATGCGTAGTAAACACAAGTTACAAGTGAAAGCACACATAATGAAGCAAATCACAGAGGTATATGTGATGGACTGCGATGGTATGTCTGTAGATGAGATTAAAGAATGGATGGGTCATGCTTATATTGAAGACTTGCCAGAGTGGGAATGGATTAATACAGAAACTGACCATCATGAGATTGAGATGAAACTGGAGATTGTACGCAATGACGGTTGATTGGCTAGAGAAAGATGCGGGTGACTTGTATATACCTGATTTTGCACATGGCTACCTGTTGTCAGAATCGTACATGATATTTCACCAACTGGGTGATATAGACGAAGAAGACTGGCAACAGGTAAACGACACACCCTTACACGCAGGGGAACATTGCGAGTATGCCGACTACGACCTGAACTTCTGGTACAGCGAAGAAGAGGACAAGTGGCACTGCACTGCCTACGAGATATGGCGTGACGAAGAAAGTGTCGCACACACCAAGACAGATGAATGGCGGAGATTGTGGTAATGAAAAAATACAGAGTAAAAGCTACGCATTTTGTTTACTATGACGCATACGTTAAAGCAAACAGTCCAGAAGAAGCATACGAAAAGGCAAAGCATGATGACGCTTTTTGGATTATATTTTCCCGAACAGGGCAGTCAGAGTGGGAGATTTACAGTGATTCGGTAGAGGAAGTAGAAGATGGGAAAGATTAAAAGAATACACGTTAATCAGCACAACATCCGGCACAACAGCAAGACTGGTGATACCAAGCCTATTGTGTCTGTAAAGTGTGGCGGCAAAAATTATACTGGACATGGCGCAGAATTTATGGTAGGCCGTTTGGTCTATTCGCCAGACAAGCCACTATCATGTGGTGCGAAGGTTTGGATAGAAACAACAGAAGCAGTCAAGATACTTGACGTAAACGGTGAAGTGGAAGAGGTGTTGTTCGCATGAGTATGTATATAGAGAACCGCCCCCTTGTCGAGGCAGTCGGCATACCCTACGTCCAAGCCCTGCGTGAATACCGCATGATGCTGGACGACCAAGAGTGGGAGCATGACAAACCGCCCACGCAAAACCAGTTAGTCTGGTTACAATATTTACAAGAGCGGGTGGATGCTGGGGCTGGTACGTTTTACACAGGATTGGAGAAGATAAGTTATGAGTAACCACGCAAACGAAGCGGTTATCGAACAGCTAGCCGAGACTGTACTGGCTATGACGGTAGAAGATTTCCTAACTACCCTACGCCTACGAAAGCTAGACAAACACGAACAAGCCCAAGCGGCAGTAAACGAACTAATTACCGAAATGTTTTTTGAGAGGTCACACTAATGGCAAAGAAAGTTAAAGATATGACAGTAGACCAGCGCATCCGTAACTGGGAAAAGGAACAGAAAAAAGAACGCAAGACAAGACAAGACGCTATCGAAAAGCTGTCACCAAAACAGGTGCTTGCCGTCCATACCATGTATAAGCTGTCAAAGGAAATAACATACGAAGCCCTACATGGTGGCGGGGTACGTTACATCTATTGCGACTTGTTCAATCAACTAGAGGATGCGGTAGAAATTGTACGCGAACAGTATAACATGGGTGATTACGAATGATTCACGCTTATCCAACTGTATCTGAATTTGGCAACCACAAAACAGAAATGTTTAACGTGACAGTTTCCGTAACGTTAGACAAAACAATCAGGGTACGGGCAATCGACAAAGAAGAGGCAATCGAACTTGCGACAAACCGTACACTTAACAAGACAAAATCCTACGAACGGTCTGGGCATGATGTCTTTTCGGTAGAAGCGGAGATAGCTGA